TTTCCTCCCTACCCGGGAGGGTGATTCCGAGAAGAGCAGGAGGCAAGATGGACCTGCTTCGTTTCCTCCCTACCCGGGAGGATGATTCCAAGGAGATATATAATGACTAAAACCGCTTTATTAGTAATCGACATGCAGAACGACTTTATGCCTGGGGGAAGTTTGGAAGTTCCTGGGGGTCTCGAAATTGTACCCAATATCAACAGGCTTATGGCCAGTGATAATTTTGATCTGGTAGTGGCCACAAAAGACTGGCATCCCCAGAATCATGGGTCTTTCGCGTCTAATCATGAAGGATCTGAAATCGGAGAGGTTGGTAAACTCGAGGGTTTAGACCAAATCATGTGGCCTGACCATTGCGTACAGGATACCGAAGGCTCTGAGTTCGTAGAAAGTCTGGAAACGGATCGTATCGATCATATCATCTATAAAGGAACGGATCCCAAAGTAGATTCCTATTCTGGATTTTATGACAATTCTCGCCGCAATAGCACAGGACTTACGGATCTTCTACAAGAGAACAACATAGGAACCGTCTGTCTAGTAGGGGTCGCCACAGAGTATTGTGTGAAATTTACAGCTTTGGATGCAGTTAAAGACGGATTTGAAACCTATCTCGTGGAAGACTGCGTAGAGGGGGTTGCTCAAACCAAAGCAAGTGATGAAGAATTAGGAGATGTTTTTAAGGCTCTCATAGAGATGAAAGAGAAGGGCGTTATTATCACCTGGTCCGATGCGGTTCTATACGAATCTTAACTAGTTCCCTCCCCAGAATACCGTCTCTCCTTGCACTACTAGTCTTCTCTTCATATTGGAACTTTGCCATATCCGTTTTGCCATAGGACTTGTGATACCCCCTTGTGAGCAATTTTCAGGGATTAATACGGCTTTCTTAGGGGCTATTGCGCGGGCTGCTCGGACATAAAGTTCGGATCCGATTCCCATATTTTGAAGATTTAGGAAGACTAATACACCCTTCATTTGATAATAGTTGAGATCAAAGCCTAACCGCTCTTCCATAATTCTTAAATCTTCTTGGCATTCGTCACTCAGTTTGCTTCGGTCCCGTCCTCGTACTGCCTCGAATTCTGCCACCTGACCGTGATCAAACTCAAGATCTTTGATGGAAAACTCGTAATAGGGATCAAACGGACGGGCTTCACTGTAATTGGCCCGAAGGATATCAAAACCCTCTTCCTTCATAAAAGCCTTTATAAGTAAAGTGTCTCCCCCTCTAAAATCTTTTTCATAATAAACGTATTTCGAGAGATTTTGAGTCGCTAGAACCCTTCGTACGATCGAGGTTATCATTTTTTTGTGCATTAGGTTGCCTGTTAAATCTGGAATTGATATGGTAGACTATTAAGGAAAACTATAATAGAAATACCAACCTAGGCTAGGTACCTAAAAATGAAGGAAGACACTCAGAACATAATCGAATCGCTATTACCAGAGGTAAAGGAACATAGGAAAATTGGAATCTTTGGCGGGTCTTTTAATCCCCCTCATCTGGGACACGCCATGATGGTGTTGACGGTCCTTATGACACAAGACATTGATGAGGTCTGGATTCTTCCGACGGCCAGTCATGCAGAGAAAGAAGGGTTAATGCCTTTTGGGGACAGGATGGAAATGTGTAAGCATACCTTTGGACATATCCAGGGAGTGAAAGTTATTCCTATGGAATCTTTTATGCCATCTCCTAATTACACACTGAACACTGTTAAAACTCTCAAAACTCTGAGGCCGGAAATCGATCTTTATTTTATGATTGGGAGTGACTTAGTAGAGGAAGTTCCACACTGGACTCGCTCAGAAGGACTCACAGACTTTTGTACCTTCCTTATAGTACCAAGGCAAGGCCATCCTCTGGTAGAGCTACCTGAGGAACTGGGGACTCCCGTGGAAGTAGATCTCAGTATATCCTTACCCGAGGTATCTTCTACCCTTATTGGAAAACTGAAAAAGAGGGGTGCCTCAGTAAAAGGGTTTTTAGAGAAAAGAGTTAATGATCTCTTAGAGCAACTTTAATTGAGCTTCCAGAACTTTCTTAATGAGATCTTCTTCTAACTTATCCAGAAGATTTTCTTTTATACTAGGGATACGAATAAATTCCCCCTCAGTATATTCCCCGGAAACTTCATAAGTTTCATTGGTTATCCCACATTCAAAACTTTTAGTAAACTGGTAAAATTTACCATGTCTTGAGTTCGTCGTTTGGATCTTGGGAATTATCATTTCTTTGGGCATAGGAAGGAGTACAGACCCGTCAAAATATTCGAGGTCTACTTCGTCTTCAACTATTTTAATGTGTGGGTCAGGGCGTGGCATAAAAACATCTTCCCTAACCTCGAAAGTTCCCTCTAATGTCCATTTCGTTAGCATATTCATAGGGGTAATTGCTCTCTCTAATAGTTTGTAATAATTTTACTTCTAATTCTCTCTCAACTAGATTTGTATCCCGATTTCGGAAGTGATGGCCACCGTAATCTCAGTTCCTTTCGTTTAGTTTAGTTATTGTCCGGTACTGCCGAACCCGCCTCTATTTTCGATACCAAATTCTTCCAACTTGGCTTCCAATAAAGATGGTTTATAATATGGGAGAAATAAGATCTGACAAAACCTCTCTCCTTTTCCATAGACTACTAGGTCGTCTTCACCCTCTTCATAAATATGGTACTCTCTCTTGTCAGGGTCATAATAAGACTGTAGGAACATTCGGTTTTTGAGATGGGGCTCAAAATCATGCAGGGTACAATAGGCTTGGCAGGCATCTCTATTATTGGGTACATCCTCTTTGGAGACTTTACCTACAAAGGTACTTTTCTTAGGTTCCCTTGTCAGATCTACAATGAGATTGTCATCTTGTCCGCAATAGGAAGGGTCAACTACTCCTATCGTATTTGAGATCCTGATACCTTTCTTTCGAGACGAGGACCGGGGAACAATAAGGACAAGACACTTCATAGGAGGCTTGATGACGATACCCGTATCTATGGTTCTTCTGGAGTTATAGGGCATAACCAAGTTGCCGAAATCAGGAGGCAATGCAATATCATAACCTACGCTTCCCTCTTCCATGCAGACTGGGAGGACTCCGAACTTACCGTGGACTTGTACTTCAAAGGATTCTGGTTTCATTTTTTATCTAGTGTTGGAAGGTTTTTAGTTAAACATTAGTTTAGTAGGGGAACTGATCAACATCAGCCCTTTATACGGAAATAACGACATGGCCATACAAACAATTCCCCCTTTTCCTTTTGAAATAGGAGAAACCTACAAAACAAAAACATCCTCCAAGGGTAAAGTGGAGGATGTTGAAATTTTAGGATTTGAAGCTTTCCCTGACCAATATCAAATGAAAGTTCTTTTGACTACAATGAGATCCGAGTCCAGAAGAGATAAAAGGATCATAGCGACCTTTTATCTCACCGAATGGGGAGAATGGAAATCAGATCTATATGCAGAAGATGAAGAGGAATAGACTTCAGAGCTTGTCAGAGAGCTTCTGTGCTATTTCTTTAGCCTGGCTGTCTGCATACCTTCTCTTAGACATCTGAGACTTGTAGCAGCTATTACCTGCTTTATGATAGGGTGTTGTGGAAACAGGTATAACATTACTTTTGCCCCATAGAGGGATCTCTATATTTTCGCCAGCATTATTAAGAGTAAGGACATTCAAATAGAGATCTGGATTGCATCCCCACCTTTCATTCCTTCTCGAAACTACATATCCCTGTAACTTCCCACTTAAATAGGAAACCAAAGATTTTGCCAGATACTCATCTACTCCAGTATGGAGAACTAATATCTCTCTAGGTTCATCTTTCATTTATCACTCCATTAATATACTACATTCAGTAAAAAGAGTACCAACAGAAAAGCCCTTTTGCAAGGGCTTTTTCTCATTCTCCAAATTCTCTTTTTAAATCCGCAGGTCCTAGAATTGATAGTTTCCTCAGGACTTTCTCAGAGTCTTTGTATCCCCTTAGTAATCTAACTCGGGGGTCCTTACTAGCGTCCATTTCCGAAGTTAGGTCTAAAGCCCTATCATGTAGGGATTTCCAATTAGTGCCTGCTTTTACCTGTTTCTTAGGCTTTCTAAGGTAACGGCGCATCGTCTTCTTAGCCATTTTTATCCTCAGTTTTGGTTTTGACCAATTTTCCATTCTTAATGGTTGAAATTCTCTTTCCTTTAATTTTGGGTAGGATCATATCTTGCACATCTTCACTAATCGAATCCAGTGCTAAATCCCATACCAGATCAATTCGCATTCCTGCGGTGATATAAAAAGGCTGATTATTGTACACCGTAGACTCAATAGTCTCTGCTACTGTTCTACCATTCCTCATCTTCAAACGAAGTCGAAAATGACGGACAGGGATCTCCAGACCTACAGGGCGATTGAATTCCATAGGAAATCTAATCTGTACCCTTTTATCTCCCGCAGTAATTGTGGGAGCAGGATGGTACCCCCAATCAACTATCTGGACGTATAGGTCTTCGTTTTCTAACATTCTCTGAACAACGTCCTGCTCTTTCTCAGAAAGAGGGACATAATGACCATGTTTATGTTTTGCCATAACTTTTTACTCCTTATCTGCATCTACTCTGTGTATTTGATAGGCTCTATCTCTTCCGTCGCGGCCCTCTCGAACCACGAATTTAACTTCCATGTCTTCTTCGATATCAATTGGATCTTCGATATCTTCAAAGTCAGTAAAATGAGCAAAGACATCTGCTTTGCCTTCTCGGCTTATGAAGCCAAATCCCCTTTCAGGATTATAAAATTGAACGCTTCCTACTTCTTTTTCCATAATAGGAGGATTCAATCGTTCTACCTCAATAGCCTGATTACCCTTGTGACCGTTAACAGGTTTGAAGGATACTTCTTCCCCTCCCAATAACATTTCACCTTCCACATCCGTAATGTGGACAAAATAATCAATAGATTCCCCTTCTTCGTTCTCGACTTCAACGAATCCGAATCCTCTTTGGTGATTGAAAAATTTTACACAACCATTCATTCGCATGTTGCTTACCCTTTGATCACTACTTTAGAAAAATAACATTGTCGGTGTTCTAAACTAATTAGAGCATCTATAAGTAAAATAGCGGGTTTGTTTTATTCTAGGTCTTCTAGATGCTTCATTTGGGAGAAAAATGAGACAATAGAAACGCAAGAAAGATAATGATCCTGCATTTTATCCATCTCTGACATGATTGCCACTATGTTTTTTCGTTCTCCATTTTCATCTGGATCGAAAAGCCCCGTTGCCATTGCTTTTGTAATCACGAAAAAATACATCTCTACCAATTCATACAACGCCTTAATATCTTCTTTAGATGAAGCGATATCTTTGTGGTGTTCGGTAAGAAGTGGGGCTACCTGTTTGTTATGGATATCCGTTATAGATGTGATGGCCGACATTACTTTTTTAATTACTGAATCTCTCATTCGTCTTCACCTCCCTCATTCTCTCCATCCGCTTCCCGAAAAACAGTTCCTTGTTGAATCTGCCTGTGCCGGTCGATATACCTACTGGCTATTTTCTGCCACTTATCTGAATAGTACAAAGCATCCTTGACAGAAACATCCCTTTCTGCAAATTCCACAAAAGCAGGTTCGGTCATGGGACAGTGGTTATTATTAGCACACGACAATAAATCTGTGCGGGCCTCAGGAGTTGTTGCCATTATTTCAAAAACCCACTGTTCTGACATACTAAATAAGAAACATTTTCCCTGTCGATACCAAAAACAATCTCTAGGAGCAGGGTTAATGGGTTTGTCGTCATCATTATCTTCACAACTCATTCGGATTTCTCCCCTATTAGGTTAGATGATGATGGTGGTGCTGCTTTTTTTTGTGTAGTAAATGATTTATACTTGCCTAATGTAGCTACTGCTTTATCTGGGGGCTCTCTCAATCCTTTACCACACTCATCTGCAAAACCTTCATAATATTCAAGCTCATCATAGTCGTAATCATCTAATTCCATAAATTCTGCATCTTTTACATAACCTACATTACGATCGGGAAGAGAATCATACTCGTCCCTCTTCGTCCATTCTGGTTTGAAAGTAAGGTCATCTCCCGTAAAATTGACTGCTTCTTCCCATCCCAATACAGATATCCGTCTGACTATTTCTCGAATATGAGCGCCTGGAAGATTTCTATCTGACCCAATAGAGGATAAAATCTCGGACTGCTCGGACGAAAGTTTTACCCCTTCCAATTCTGCGAGATAAGTAATAACTCTCACACGAATTTCATCATTGGGAGCCTCGATTTTCCAAATCTCATCGAACCGACCAGGACGCTTGATAGCGGTAGGAAGCTTGCTGATATGATTGGTAGTTGCAATAAGCAATGGTACCTTAGTTTCAGTCTCTTCAAAGAAAGAAAGAAGCATATCAAGGGAATTCTGATTAAGGCGATCCACATCGTCAATGATGAGAATATCGGGTTGCAATAATTCTACTGCTGAGGTAAAATACTTCTGATTGGAAAGAGCCTGTAAAATGCGAACGGGCACGAAAAGAACTTTACCATCTAATTCTCTAGATGCTTGCCTCGCCAGCGTACTCTTACCTGTTCCGGGAGGACCATGTAGAATAACTGATCGTCGAATCTTTTGGTCGTAGAACTTTTTCCATCTATGGATCAACCTCGGACCTTGTTCTCCTTCATATCTCCAGGGCAAGGGACTCTTTTCATGAAACTCGAATTCTCCAGTTCCATCATGAATATTAATCTCAATATGGTTATCGTACTTGCTCCACACATACTTAATAAGACTGTCTTTAGCCTCTGCTAAGTCATAGTCAGGGGGACAAATTACATTGGTACTTTCTGTATTATCATCAACCCAATATAAAGAAGCTTCAGAGTCTAAGGGATACGTGTACATGGAGTGCGCTCTTTGGTTAGGAGCGCCCACTTCTTCCTGCATCAAAATTTTGATTTTGGATTGGTCTACAAAAGGTAGAAAAAGAACGGATAAATATGAGGGAACTACAGTCTGGTAACCGCCTTCCGTCATCTGTCTCCAACAAGTCCAGACTGGAGATTTTACTTCCTTAATACGAGTCGAATCGTAAAAATCCAAAACTTCGGAAGTTACCCGAAGACCTATTTTGCCCATAGCCAAGGGAGATTTGGTTTTGGTAGCCAATACCAAATTAATAATCTCTTCACTGGAACCCAACACTTTCTGAACAGTATCCTTTTTCCAGAAATTTAATCCCATATTTAGGATTTCACGGATCGACTTTCCTTCTCCATCAAACGGCTGGTCACTACTCATGTACTTCCTCTTCTGCTTATAACGGAAAGAGATACAAAGGTATCCCATTAATTAACAAATGCGAGGGTTAAATTTATCCAAAGGATTTCATTAATTTGTGGGGAAAGCTGTAGCGGGGATCTCTGGTAGTTCAGAGTCATCGTATCCTTTTAAGCTACGAACAAAATCAAACCATTCACGATCATCATTCTTTTGACCAGGACCACTATTGAAAATATAAACATCGCCTTCGACGTTGAATTCATATTCGTGTTCTAGCTCTTGCTCCCAATCCCATTCTAAATTCCCAAAAAGATCATCTTCTGGAGTTTTGGGGTCCATTGTATAATCATGTATTTTTTGGGGTTCTGGAACTGCATACTCTGCGGGAAAACCTATAAACTCTTCTTTAGGTCCCCCTACATACTTTTTCTCTTTAGGTCCCCCTATCGTTCCGACTCCCACCTCTTCGTCTCCACCTCCACCACATCCACAGGAACCTCCACAGGAAGTTCTATCATCAAATAGGGAGGAAGTTAACATCAATTCTGTTGAAATTTTTTCTAATGAATCACTCATTTGTATCTCTCCTTGTAATTGTCTTTTGCATTCTCCCGGCTTGGGAGGTCTGGGGTTTCTCTTACCTGTCCACCACGTAGATATCAATCTTGCCTTTCCTCTATGGGGAGCAGTAAAAATAATGGTTAGTCCTTCATTATTAGCTGAAAATTCTACGGGATCTCCTTGCGCTAGATCCTGCAACATGTTACGATCTTTCGTTTTCATTTTATGAGGGTTTTCTTGTCGATATAAAAACCATCTTTCAAATTCCTGTAACGCCCTCTTCACAGACTCTATGGGAATGGAACGAAAATCCATTCGATACTGAGCATGGTTAGTGATACCCAATTTGCTAAATACTTGACCGTCACTAATAGGAACTACCTCTTTCTCATAAATTTTAGAGGCGTCCGAATTATCTAATCCTTTTCCTTTGTGAATATCTTTTACAAGATCCTTTTTCTTAGGAGCTGGTAGGGGAGCCTCATCAATCTTCTGGACGATTTTACAGGGTCCGCCCGGTTTACCTAGCGAATAAGGATCAGAAACCTTTGTAGAAGCGAATACGGCCCTATCAGATGGAAGATTTTCCTGTTGCCATTTGCAGTCTTCTTTTCTACCAAAGGTTTGATAACTTTGGATTCCTTCAAATTCCTCAGCATCAGGCATTTCATTCCACACAAAACTAGTAGCGGGGTAATTGGCTCTCATGACCTTAACGACGTGAGGACGCATTCGCATCTTATATCTATACAAAATATCCCCAGGAATATAAGCTCTGGAAGTTTTCAGATCATCTCTATATTCAAGGAGAATTGTGGCTCCCACAGATTCCCAGTTAGGATGAAAAATAAAATCAGAATTAAGAGCTTTCAGAAATATATTTGCATCGGGATTTTCCATAGAAGAGGTCCCTAGAAAATAGACTTCTGCGTTTAGCACTAAAAAATGAAGGAAAATGCCTTGTGTAAAATACATGGGAAACTCATTATAGAAAATATAATAACTACTAATAGTTCCTAAAAATGAAATACCGGATCTAAAAAAGGGAAACCCCCTTTTCAGGAGATTTCCCTTTTGTATTATTCACTACTCTTATTATCAGAATCAGCTTTTAATAATCTCTAATCCTGATCTAGTTCCTGTGTCCAGTAGAGATAGTCTCTCCACGCTTCTGGAATGGATCTAGAAGACAAAGCAAACTCTACATTGTTCACCTTCTTGGGCTGGCCAGGTTCATTCATAAGAGACATTCCTGCCTGTCTTGGCGTCTTGTCTGCTTTTTTAGTATTGCAGTTCTGACACGCCGTAACGATGTTAAACCAATTTGTTTTTCCGCCTTTTGATCGTGGCCTAACATGATCAAAAGTAAGATCGGAAATCTTTAGCTTATGACCTGCACCCGCTTTTTTACCACAGAACTGGCACTGGTGATTATCTCGGGCGTAGATATTGGCACGATTAAATTTCACATCCTGCCTAAAAACAATATACTTCAAAAGAACTAGGACAGAAGGAACTTTGATAGTGATAGAAGGGCTTCTTACCTGCCAGTCTTCATATTCAACAACGGTCTCAGCCTTCCCTTGCATCATCATCACGATAGCATCTTTCCAAGTAATGACAGAATGAGGTCTGTAGTCTGCATTCAATAGTAGAACTTGTCTTCCAGCATGTTGAGACATTTTTTTCTCTTATTCAGAGTTTTGGTTTTATAACATATAGGACTGGTGAGCCTTCACCAGATCCATATTACACAAATCATCGGGTTGATTCTTTGGATCTCCGTAGTGCATGATCTTTATCTTCTTCCGTACTTCTAAAGGTAATTCACACAACTCTTCAAAATGGGTATGAACCGTCGAAGGATACTTCGGGAAAAAAGCGCAGTCATGAAAAATCAAATCTGCTACCTCATATAAGGTAGGATCCAATCGTTTTGAATCCGCAGAAAACAAAGACATCTTAGGCTTGTTCTCATCTTTCGTTTCCGTAATATAAAATCCAAAACTGGCCTTACCAGACACATGTTCCGTCTTAAAGAGAATAAAAGAACTTCCTCGTATATGGAACTCATTTGACATAATAACATTAAAATACGTGTCTAAAGTAGCCTTCAAGGGATTGCTTTCAGCATCTTGAATATGTTGCAAACCGCCTTTCAAACAATTTTCCCAAAGGTCTGTTCCATCCCCTACTTCTCCAGATCTCATAGGGAGTAACGCAGGAGAAATAAAAAGGTCGATCTTTCTTTTATCCTCTAGGAAATAATTTCGGAAGGCTAATTCCTCTAAACCTCCTACATGATCCGCGTGAATATGTGTTACCAAGACACCATCTATTTTATGGGGAGCTTCTTTGTACCCTTCTAACTTGGAAAGAGACTCTAAAGCAGTTGTACCACAATCAATAAGAAGACTGTATCCATCCGCCATCTCGATGATGGAATTGTTCTGATAGTTTTCTTTAATGCGCGAGAATGCGCCGCCAGTTCCTAAGAATGTAATTTTCATTTCCTTCCCTCTTCTTATTAAGAACTAAACTTCCTCGTATCACATGAAAAATTTAGGTCAAACCATTACCCCAGCAAATGACTGAGGATCCTCTGAGTGAGAATCTTTTGTGCAGCATGACAGATAGCATTTCGCAACTCTTCTTGATCCGAAGATGAATATAAAAATCCCATAGGGACACGAGCACCACCACTTCCCTGTTTTCCGCCCGCATAATCTTCGCCAAAGATCCGCCGACAGAAATCATGAACATTCAGAGAAGAATTGCGGGATCGCACACTGGCCTCAATAGAGTCCTCTACCAGAGCAAAGACAACCACTGTCTCGATACCTTCCATCCTAATAAACTCATCTGCAATAATAGGAAGAACATCCCTCTTTTTAGAGGTGAGAATCCCTAACCCCGAGACAAGTACCGAATCTTTAACTACCTTATTTTCGATGGCCAAAGATCGTAACTCATAGAGATACGTTGGAAAACTATAATGGATGATTTCTTGCAACTTTTTCCGATCAATCCAAGACATAAGGTCTGCATGAGCTTCGATATCTAACTTTCCGGTATTCTCTGACAGTAGACCGCCTGTATCATTCCGTATGCCAAAGAGAAGAGCCGTTGCTACCTGTGCCCCTTTCTCACTATCGAAATTCATCTCAAAGTGCCTAAGGTAGTCCCAGACAATAGAAGAACAAGAACCTACGGACCTGATATCTACGAAATCAGTTTCGATCTCAAACTGATGATGATCAATAACGATATGGAAAGCATCAAGAACATCGGAAAATCCCGTATTCTGGGGAACTGTATCCACTACGATAACAGTATCATAGGGACTCGCATCGAAATTTTCATCCCGAACAAAATGACGGATATCCAGAACATTTCGGGCAGTCTTATTTTGTGGATGACTTAGATCCCCAATAGAATAAAGATCCGAAGTCATTCCATATTTAACCTCTAACAACCATTGCATACCTATTGCGGCTCCCATCGCATCGGGGTCCGGTGTTGGTTGCATCAAAATAAGTGCCTTGGACTCGGGAGCCTGACTTTTTAAGAAAGAGTCCAGCTTCTTTGCCTGACTCTCTGATTTTCTAACCTCCTCAGTTTTCTGAGGGGTTTTATTTGGAAGCTCTTTCACCGCTAACGACGTATTACTCATTACAAAACTCCGCATTAAAAATGGAAATAGGGACTAAAACAAAGATCCCAGAGAAGTTACTCCCTTTGGAATGGTTGTTTCTCCCTCTTCCCGACCAGTCTCTCGTCGAGATATTTCCTGTTTAAGAGCCCCTATTCTGAGGGTCCTCTTACTCTTATCAGTGATCGATTCATCTTCAGAGGCTGATAGCTCTTCTATCCTATAGAGGATAAGTTTGTCAACCAGATCACCGAGATTAAACATACGCAGTTCCGTTGCAAATTCCTCTAACTCTTCTAATTCACCGCTTTTCTGAGGCATAAAACACCTTTATTACTTTGAAAAATCGTCAATAGCTACCATCAATTGCCCCATAAGAACCCCACAGTGAATTAGATAATCATAGTAGACTTCTGTGGTACTTTCCCCCATCCAATAAAAGACAAACTCTAGTTCACCTTTTTTTGTAATTTCTGCTTGAAGAGGATTCCAGCCATTTACTTCAACCGTGTATTTCTCTTCATCATCCCCTCCTTCATCCTCTTCTTTCTCAAATCCAAAATTAGTAAGAAGAGACTTAATGTCTTCGTCCTCACATTTATACTGGAGTGCCCATTTATAAGAACCCATTTAGGAACCTCATTGGTTAGATTTAGTTTTATCAAAAACTGATAGTGTTCTTTGATACCCAGCTTCAATAGCTTCTTTTTTTGCTTCCTGATCATCGAAATTAAGCCGAGAGTACCCCAACGGATTATCAGGACACACAACTTTGGCATCTATTGTTTTATATTGAGGCAACGAATTGCGTTCCTTCAATAGTTTCAAATCACTGACAACATGATAGGAGGAGGACAGGTTTGCTATTTTCAAAGCAGTCTGTACAATACCCTTCGGCATCTCCTCGCCCCCATTAACATTAAGGTGTACCACTAAAATTTCATCCGCCCCCATTAAGACCGCAGGTTTTAGTGGATTATGCTGTTGAAAAGCTCCATCCCACACGCCATTTATACAAGGAAAAACGCCTGGAATTGCAGAAGAAGACATGATGGATTCATGGTCTAAAGGAAGTACCTTATAATGATTCCTTAGGGGAGATACCATAGTATCCAATTTGGAGGAAAAAAGGCTCTGGCGTCCTGTACGAACGTCAAGTCCTGACACTAATGAAATTTTATTGGACTCATATACTGCATCAAGGTCTAACTTAGCTTCAAGAAATTCCTGAAGAGGAGCTGTGTCTAATAGATAATTCCAAGATAAGAAAGATGGCCAGTCCCTGAGGGGTCGCCTTCGGTACACATCCCTCGTTTGAATATCCATCCATAGGTCACAGATAGATTCTCCCCCAACACCTGAAGCATACGCAACTCCGTTGATAGAACCTACTGAAGCGCCTAATATCACATCAGGTTCCCACCCTATTTCATCCAAGGCTCTAAGTACTCCCGCTTGAAAAGCGCCGTGACTCGATCCACTAGATAAAATTAATGCTCTCATACTACCATCCACCACTGTCGAAACTCATTTCTCTATTATAGGTAATCATAAAGAAATTAGCGGGATTTTACAATGGTGAAACGAAAAAACCCCTAACCAGATAGTTAGAGGTCTTTTTCATTTGCCTAATATTTAACGGGGAGTAAAAGAATCCTTTGCGTTTTCCGCTTCTTCGCGGGAGGTGAAATATCCCGATTCTCGGGAATAGGGAGAGCAGCAAGAGTACCCGAGATAGTAACCCGCTGCGGAACGGTAAACACCGAATCGGGGCTTTCCTCCACAAAACTCACAGTCCTCTACTCCAGTAAGGACATCTTCGGTGGAACCAGTTGTTTCATTTTCAATTGCCATTTTTGCTTCCTTTGTTCAGGGGGTTTAAGTTGTTCGTTCTCTCTTACACCCTATATACCCTGGTTCTAAGAGAATTACAAAAAGATTTTAAATAAATTCCCAATCTTCCCGTGGGATCTCTTTGATGTGTACTTCTTCAATGTCATAATGATGACCGTGAGCAAAATATCCAGACCCCTCTTCTAAATCTTCTTCCTCGATCTTACCTAAAGTTCCCTCATGAGTGAGTAGAAGGACTTCTAAGGTATCCGCCATATCTAGGGGACGTCCGCAGGCATCTTGCGGAATAACGTAATACAAAGGGAAGTAGGACCCTCCAAAGGTAGCGAGGGCGTAAGTATCAGCCTCAGAAGCTACATCATCGGGATCATGAAAATAGCAAGAGTTGTTGGGGAGGTCATGGACATTCACTTTCGGCATTTCGGTATGAGAGGTATTCATTTCATTTCCTTTATTAGGGGTTAAGTATCTCTTACACTCTATATACCCTGGTTCCCTTTTAATTACAATTATTATTTATAATCGAGAGAAGACCAGGGTATATAGAGTGAGAAGGTTAACAATAACCCTAGAAGGAAAGGAGTTAGGATGGCTACCCTACAACAACTCAAAGATCGCAGGGAAAAACTTACCAACATCATGGAAGATCTGATGGAAGCTCAAAAAGAGGCGGGAGATACTGAAGAGGACCGACACGAGCTAAGAGCAGATTTGACTGACGAAGGGATTCAGCTGATCTATCAGGCTATTTTTGATATCAGCCTGCGCATTAGTCAGATAGAAAAAGATAAACTTCCTTCCCAATTTGCTTCTGTACGGAAGGAAATGAGATTACGCTTGGATCGTCTTATTGACCGAGCAGTTGAGAATTCTACATTTCCGAAAGCTAAGATTCTAATTAGCGATGAAATGAATATGGCCTATCGGGAAGTATTTGAAACCAATATGAAAATGGCTATAAAGCACCTCATACGAGCTGAAAAATTCTTTCGCAAGGTAAAGGAAAGCGACATCTAGGAAGAGGAAAATACCGATTAGAAAGGGCAGTTCTCTTCTGAAAGGCGTCGGGTAGCTATTCTTTTAGCTATCCGGCGCTTTCTCTCTGAGGAGGAAACCCTCTGTCCAAAGAACTGTTGGAACCGTTCTTTCTGATCACGGTCCATATTTTTGCCTGTAACATAATGAGCAAATACTTCTGCAAAATCTTCTTCTGGATTAGTTCCACCATAGTCGGTTACAGGGTCAACTTCACCTGTATTAAAATATGCTGCAAAAGCTACTCTATCATGACTGGACATAAATTTGAACCAATGTCGATGCCCCAATTCATGGATCATCGTCTCCAGAGTATGACGATTTGGTCCTCCACTAAATCTTACTACATCTTTGGTTGTAGAATAGTAAGCCCTACCAAACTCTAGGTGGGGTAACTGCTCATTACTGATAATAGTTTCTCCATACCAGAGATGATCTAACCCTTTTCGGGACAACATTGCCCTTGCTTTATCAAGGATTTTTATATATTCCTTCCTGAATTCAGGGGACAGGGGTACTTCCTCATATTGATGTTGAACTTGGTGGGGGTTCCTTTCGGCTTTGTCATCGAATACTACTTTCATCCCCTTTAGGTCTACAGTAGTTGGGGTGGATGAGCCTAGGTCCAGTTTCTCTACCTTTTTAAGTTCCCTTTTGAGAGTAGCGAATATAATACGAGATAGAATTCTATCAACCTCAGACAGGTCTGCGTCAATCATATCTGAAAGGTCTTCCTTAGTTCTTCTACCACGAGCTACCATATCAGAAGCTAGGGCTAGACCTAGAAGAGCTTGTCCCGCTTCATGCAGAGACTTTGTGATTTTATCCCGGAGTTTGATCTGTCCCCTCTCCGAATAAGGGCCTAGTATATACCAGAAACCTTTGTTAATAAGTAAATCTTCTTGCAACCTCATGAAATACTTAGAAGCATCCCTAGTTACTTCCTGGAGCTTTATTGGATCCGAGATCCGTTCGATCTGAGACTTGTGATATTTCCATGCCTTTTTGACATCGGATATCCATTTCTCTGTGATTTTGGAGTCTGCTTTTTTGGGGAACATGGTTGGTTCCTTATGCCAATCGACGATCGATCATTTCAATCATTTTTAAAGAAATAGACATGAAAGAATCGATCTCTCGAAATTCCACTTTCCATCTCATGGTATCACCGTCTATCTCTGAGTGGAAATATAGAACAATTTTACCCTCTACAAAATCGAGAGATACCGATACTCTGTCTACCAAACTATCCTGGTGACTAGCAATAAATTTATTAGTTCTACGATCCCAGCCCCCACCAACATTAGCATTCAGACCTTCTGAAGCATGGAAAAAAATCATAGTTCTAATTCTATGCTGCACCATTTCCAAAGTATTAGTAGGTTTTACTTGAAAATCTCCAGCAGACTTTTTCTCTATTTCTGCGATAACAGGACGAAGGTGATCTCTTAATTCAGGATTAGTTGATCCCAACTTGATGAGTTGATTTTTTAGGTTGGACATTATTATAGCCCCTATAAATTTAGAAGGAATTATCAGCTATAACCCTCTATTTATAAAAACTATATTATCTCTAACAAATATTGATCCTTAGTGAGGTCAAGAATAGCCCCAGATTCATCCTCCAACCACCAGTGTACAATCCCCTTAGGATCCCTAGCCCTTACGGGTCTCCAAGACGTATAAAAGCCCCCGAGAGCATGAAAAAGAGCTTCGGAGGCTATATAACAGTGCCCGAACATAGGGTTGTTTTTATTCTCTTCCCTATATTCAGGCTTTAAAAGATCGGGAGACAGAGCGTTTTGTATGACACTTATTAATTCTTCTGTCTCCTGATCTTCTTAACTCACTGGTTGCTATCGTTATCTTCTTCCAGATCTTCGGTATCGGAATTGACTACCAAACAAGAAGCTGTAGCCAGTGTCGAAGCTACCGACACAGAGTTTCTAAGGACCTGCTCTACCACTAGAGTAGGATCAATTACTCCCGCTTCCAGAGCATCCCTAATCTCTCCAGTCCTTGCATCCATAATCAGGTTTGGCGCGGAACCATTCTTAATGGCTTCTTTATACCGATAGATAGCTCCATTGGGTTCAATGCCTGCATTCTTCATGATCTGATAGAAAGGTTTTTCAAGAGCTTTAATCAGCGTCTCAAAACCTTTTCTTTCATCCATAGACTCCAGACCCAAATCTGTATCATCATCTTCCAGTAGAAAAGACAGGTAGTCTGCCACTTGAAGAAGAATGGAGCCGCCTCCAGGAACAATTCCACCCCTTACCGCAGCCTGAGTAGCGGATAGAGAATCTTCTACTCTAGACTTATACTCTTTCAACTCAAGTTCAGTGGCAGCACCAACTCGAATAACAGCGATTCCTCCACTAAGCTGAGACATCTGCTGCTGATAGAACTCTTTATCATGCTCCGAACCCGCAGTCTGTGCTCGGGATCTAAGCTCCCTAATTTTAGCTTCCACAACATCACTTTCACCTGCACCACCAACGAGGGTAGTAGTGTCCTTAGTGATAGTAATAGAATCCGATCCTCCCAGCATATCAGAAGCTTGACGATTTTGGAGAGTATTACCTGTTTGGGGAGATACAACTTCTGCGCCACAAAGCGTTGCCAAATTCTCTAAAATCTGTGTTCTCTTTTCTCCAATTCTAGGAGCTTTTGCCATACATACAGTGATCTTCCGATTCAGATGATTCATCAAACAGGTTTGAAAAGCTGTATCTTCCAGATCATGTGCGATGATCATAAGAGGGCGGTTAGTATTTACTGCCAACTCAAGGGCAGGCAATATATCCTGATCTGTTTTGAGTCTTTCATCTGCGAGCAACACCAACGGATTATCTAAAGTAATCGAAGTGGCTTCAGGATCAAGAATGAAATCCGGGGATAAATAACCCCTATCTAACTGCATACCCTCGGAAAACTCCAAATATGTTTCTAGTGAGTGATTTTCCTCTACGGAAATAACTCCATCTTTCCCTACCATTTCCATGGCTTCTGCAATAAGTTCACCAAGTGCTTGGTCTCCATTCCCTGCCAAGGCTGCTACTTTGGTGATCTCATCTAGGGAGTCTACGGGAACTGAAAAATCCTGTACAAACCCCAGGGAATGCTTTAGAGCCTCATCTAATCCTCTTTTAAGGAAAACGGGATGAATGCCCCCCGCTATGGCTCTACGGGCTTCGCTAAAAATAGCCTGTGCCATAACCATAGAAGAGGTGGTACCGTCTCCAGCTTCCTCTGCGGTCTTAATAGAGGCGGCTTTCATTGACTCTGCCCCCAGACTTCTCATATCATCAAATTCGACTTCTCGGGCTACCGACACACCGTCTTTGGTGATCTGTGGGGAGCCAAAATGTTTGCTCATTGTAACATTTCGACCTCTAGGTCCCAAAGTTACTTTTACTGCATTTGCGATTGCGTCCACTCCACTTTGAAGACGTTTTAGTGCTTCATCTTTAAAATACATCTTTTTCGACATTATGAATCTCCTCTGTTATTAAATTACTTCAGTAACCCTACCAATGGAAAGGTAATCCCTTTCCTTTTATTCCAATCTTAAGGTCTTCATCTTCACATTCAATCTCAAAATCTTTATCAAGAACAGACTTGGGAGCCGCCCAATAAAATATCTGTGATTCATCCTTGGGAGTCCCCAGAAACTCCATATTTATATTGGGTGAGGTTCCGCGTTTTCCAGACCATGCTTCCTGCAAATCTCGAACTGCTTTACCTACTTTACAGGAATAACGATCTCTAAATTTCTTTAATCGTGAGAAAGTAGAAGTTGGCTGCAACAACGTTAAGGGACCTCCCTCAAAGAGAGCTTTTTCTACTACATCCAGGTCCACTTTTGATCCTATATAAAACTGTTCACCATCATATCCAAATTGACAGATGTCAAGGTCAAAGAATTCAATTAATTCCTGTGGGGTATTAGAATGATTTTTATATAGGAACTGATAGGGTATTCCGTCTTTCTCTATACGGGCATCTAACAATTTGACCGTACAGTGTTGTTTCTCCAGTTCTGGAAACCTACTAAGTTCTTGCTTCGTAATAACATTTTCAGTTATTGGAAATGAATACTCCAGAAGAGAAACCGCCTCATTGACGACTTTCACGACCTCATCTGTAGTGAGATCCTTGTTATTCTCAGGAAGGATATACATATCAAAATCATTAGGGCCTTCAAGGTCAAAAGCTAAATCTCTAATCGCACCTCCCCCTACCACAATAGTCACGTCTAGTGAAAGGGCGGAAAGGATTTCAGTGACTTTTTGATGAGCTTCTTCTACCAGAAAAAATTTGTCGTTATCCATGTAATTTCATTTCGTTAGGTTAGGTTCATTATCAAAACATTTCAGGAATTTGTATTCTTCCTGATTAGTCGGGAAGATCCACAATTACAAAATCATCTTTACCATTACCATTAATCTTATTTACGCACCGCCAATAGGTACCATCTTCATTTCCGCTCATAGACCGATGATAATGTCCAAAGTACCAACGAGAAGGTCTGACATACTGTTTCACGGCTTCCAAGAATTTCCTATTTCCATCGATGATCTCAATGCCGGTGCTAGTACAAGCCACCGATACATCAAAGGATCCAGGGCAATCATGGCTTATGACGGTATGGATATTTTCAGGACCATATTCTTCAATGGCGTTGAAAACTCTTTCCTGATCCATATAGGAAATATTTTCTTCAGGGAACCAATCAATACCCCTCATAGAAGTATTTGGTCCAACACTTTTAGCACCTCCGATATAAAGGATGCCGTCCTCTATGGTGCCTCTCGATTTGTATTCCCATTGTTCAAGACATTCCTGCCATCCCTCCAAATTAGGCATGTTTTTAGATTCCAACCCCCAATTTGGTTCGTCTAATCGAAGCAAAATTTCATGATCTTCATGGTTTCCATCAACCCATACAGTTTTGTGTGGGAATTTACGGGTCCAAGGTTTATTCTTTCGGGCTCTGGGCCAAAATCCAAAGTCTCCGGGAATGATTAAAATATCAAGGGTTAGTCCCGTATGAACCTGCATGATGGAATTATAATGAGCTTCAGCCTTCTCAAACCTGGCGTGGATATCTCCAATAATTAGGGCTTTCATAATTACTCCTGAATTTGGCATTTCCTTTAGGTGATAGGAATTACCAAGTGGAAAAGGTATATCATATACCATAGAAAAGTCAAGTGTTCCAACTGTTATAGATTTTCCAGGCAGAAGACCATGTTTCTTTTCTAATAATTTATCCTGCTCCCACTTCAGTTATAGGAAAATTCTCAGCTAGTTTTCGGTAGGTCAAACCCTCAGTTTCCCGAAGAACTATAACCCAGAGAACTTGGTCTACAGTCATACTAGTTCTAGGGCTATTCTCTCCTCTAGTCTTATACTTTTTCCCCGATTTTTTGTTAAAAATTTCGTGAATACCTGAATTCTTTTTCATACTAAACACCTTAACATAAAACAGACAAAAAGGAAACCCCCCTGTGATAATCACAAGGGGCTTTCATTAAACACTCAACTTATATGGAATATTCTTATTGGGTTCCCGAACTAATGGAGAACTGAAGACGGACATAGAGTAATGGGAAGACCGGTGAGTAAAAAGCCTCAACCCTCAACATCGTAGGATCATTTGGATCCGGTTCTGCGGAAACTCCCTGGAAAGTCGCGATAATATTACTCTCTACCAGTGAGTTAAGAAGTCCCGTCATCGCCAACTCAACATTTTGAGCTTCGGAGGCCAAGAATTTCAGACCAATAAAGGAATCCAAAGTAGCTCTAGACTGCTGCTGTACAAAATGCTTAATGGCAATGACAGAAGGAGTCTTAGTAAGGATGGAATCCAGATTGGTGGTTAGACCATGACGAACTTCTAAGAAAGGCACACGGTCCTGAATGACAGTAACACCGGAGGTAGCAAGCAAGTTCTTCTCGGTTTCGTCGATAGACCTATTGAGTCGGTCGAAACCAACGATCTGTCTACGAGTCCAAGGAGTTGCAACATCATTTGCAGGGGATACCATCTTACCTGCCAGGGCTGCTGCGATGAACGTACCATCTACAATGAAAGACTGTTGTTGTCCCACTTCATCCGTCAGACTCATAATAGCAGAGTCAGGATAAAGTAGCATAGCCAATTCAGAGTTTAGGCTTCTTGCCAATTCTCTTGCATCCTGAGGTCGGGTTCCTGATGCCACGCCAAAGATAGCTCTTCTCTCCTTACGGTTACGAGGGGAGCTTTGAATCTCACAGTGCTTAGTAACCGCTGCCATGACCTGTGGGTCTGTAGACAGAGGAACAATAATATCAGGGGAAATACCCGGCTCAATATCGGTTTTAAGACGATCCAGAGTATCAATATATGCCTGAGAAGGTGCTGTTGTAGTTCCTGGAGTTCTGACTACCTGTTGTGTTGCCACAATGGAAGCACCATTAAGAAGGGCCAAATAAGAAGCCAAACTTAATGCGTTTTCAGGGCCAAGTTCTCCATAATTAGCTTGAACTTCTCGGAATCGAGTAAAGAGACGAGGCTCAAAATCCGATTTCTGATAGTCATAAGAGATATAGTAGAAATATCCGATACCAGGCTCAACACCACTCTTATCAAATGTCTCGATAATAGCAGTATCATTTACAGCAACGTCAGTGAGAGATGCAATTCTCATCTCAACACCATCGACAGCTCTATTTGTGAGAGAAGAACCTACAATCATGTCTCTTTCAACACGAAGGGTAAAGGTTTCTCCATTCACATAGCCAGATACTTCTGATTCAAAGACAGTGAATCGGAGTCCTGTAGTTGCGTCCGTATATGTTTGACCAACGATTCCGGTTCCAGTAGAACCTTCGGTTCGGTCAGAAGATACGTCAAAACCATCAAGGCCATCTACACCTTGAGCGCTGTCTCCAATCTCAATTCCAATGCCGGTATCGTTAAAGACCGTATTAGGAGTAGATTCAAAGGCTACAGAAACTCCTTCTCCGGTATTGAATGAGGTGATTTTTACAAAATCCCCAATACCGGGAGTAGTGTCTACTTCAGCATAGAGTGTATTAAGGAACTCTCCAGTAGTTTCAGTGAAGATATTATCTGTAGCAGGAACTCCATTAGTCCAATCATATGCAGTAGAATCATTAAGGACCGCCACTACCTCAGAAGAAGTAGGTCGTCTCTGACCTGCTGCATCCCCTGCACTGAAACCAAGGTACTGATTAGCCATTCCATTTCCAATTTCGATAGCAGAGTTAACTGAGGTGTCTAGGGAAGTAATACGAATTTTACCGCTCTCCTCTATGGTAGTAGCTACAGCACTCAGGACATTGTCAATAGCAGTAACAATATCTGCAACATTATTAACTGTGGCAAAATCAGCGCCATCGACGATATAATTAGAACCATCAACCAAAATCTCAAAATCAAGTTCTTGTGCTGCAAGGTTAGAAACCATACCTGCTGTGATAGCCTCAGAAAGTAGGGTAGCGCCTTTATTAACTGCGCTTACTGCTCCAGTAGCACTAGCTAGGTCTGCGAACCCAAGAGTTTCGTTAGCATTTCCAGTAAGAACTCTAACGGAAGACTCATCAGCAGGACCAGAAGGAACCGTGGTGGATCTAAGGAGAAGGTAAGAAGCTCCTGCGCCTTCCCAAAACCATGCAACATCACTACCAACTGCGGTGTTGATATCGGAAATAATATCGATCATAGATTGAGTAGCACCAGCGCTCAACGTAACTTCATAATTAGTTCCGTCTACCCTCAAACCGAGCGTGTCATTTTCGCCAGGTATGACATTAAAAGTAACTCCAACATCATGAGAATCGGAAAATAACATGGCAGCTCCAGACCCAGAAAGGTCTACATCTACCGACGTATTAGTTACCGAAGCTACATCATCGTTAACTAATAGACCAAAAGAGTCAGAAGTTCCCGAGAAAATATCGTAAGGACCTGCTTCCCCGTTTGTGAAAGAAGCTGGAACCGCACCGACTTCGGTAAAAGTAACCGTTACTTCTTCACGGACTCCATTAGAGCCTGTAATGAAAGCATCCGGTCTTGACTCTACACCAGAAGGCCACTGAACCGTCTCAGTGCTATCTGTACCGACCCAACGAACATTAAGCTTGTCTTGCCCAGTTCTTTGAGAAGAAACACGGACACGACCTGACTGAGTACGTCTAACAGTATAGGTATCATCCTGTAGACGATTATAGTAATAGGTAGCAAATACCTGGTGTCCGAAAGGAATCACATCCTTTACTGTGACCTGTCTGGAATCAGAGTTGACTTTAACAACCTCAACCGCACCATTTTGAATCGCCAGTAATACCGAGGGTCCGTGATAAATCTGAACATTGCGAACATCCGACGTTGGATTATCCCGTCCCGAACCATCGGTAGGAATCTGAGACAATACGACGGTACGAGTAGAAGGCTGAGAAGGTGTTAAAGAAGTATCCGTAAGACGGTCTATTTCTTCCAGATAAATTCGATTGTCTGCCAACTGAGCAGTAATCTGATTTTCACCAAAAGCTTCATTTCCAGCAGAAGGAGTAAACTCCCCAGTCTGAACTGTAGCAGCGGATCCCCAGAGGATAGTATCGTTTTTGAGGATATAATCCTGACCTTGAACATAGTCATTACGATCAGGGCTATCTCCTAGACGATCAATTTCAACAAGATCCCTATTAGGAAGATAGTCGAAAGTATTCTGGAAAGTGTTGTGATAGTATTCTACCAGAACAGTAGAACCGACAACGGGAGGCTCGCTCAAAGTGACGGTACGATTAGCACCGTCTACTTCGGAAGGAGTCACTTGTTGCCCGTCAACATAAACCCTTACATTTTGAGGGTCAGTAGTAGTAACACCGCCATTCGTGCCATCAACGATAGGACCATAATAAGTATGGAAATCTCTATTGCGATCTGTTTGCTGTCCTGCGGAAAATCCAAAAAGAGGAAGCGCAGAAGATTCTAGTATCTGCAAGGATCCATCTGCCTGCAATTGCAAACGCATGTTCCCTTGATTGTCAAGGTCAATGCTGGCTGTTAGTCCGGGGATCTGTTCCACGTTAATAAAAGAAGCGATGTCAGAAGCGCTTTGATCTCCAATATTCAATGTGATAAGATGATCTGTGCCATTGACACGGAGTCTCAATTCATTGGTTCCTGAAGTTACATCATAGTTTTCTGCAATAGGAGCTTTCAGGATAGTAGCTTCGTCCGTTACTTGATCAGAAAGATCGTCGGTACGGAAAGTATCAGTTCTATTGAACGAATACGTTACTTTGAGAGTAGAGCCTTCCGCAGGAGGAATTTGGAGAGATATAATCCCTCTTGCCCCGTCAACTGCAGCAACAACTACCTGAACACCATCGAGGGTAACATCTACGTCTTGGGGTCTATTCGTGGTCAAACCACGGCCATCCCCAACAACGATGGGTAAGTTTTCTACCTGAAACCTAGTAGCCATTCCATCGGCTTCTCCTAGAACAGGATTATCAATATTAGTATCATCCAGGATAAATCGAGCAGAAACATCTTCGTTTCTGATTTCCTGGTCAATAGAAGAGGAAGACCCGCGAACTAATTCATAGTCCACCTGACTCAGTGTCTCCTTTCCTACTCCAATGAAGATAGGAATTTGAAGACCACTAGGAGGCCCCGTGACTTGTGTCGCACGGCGGGTTGAAGAATAAGGTGCTGGAGGAGCGTATGAAGTGAAAGGTCCGTTTGCCATTTGTCACATCCGTTCTGAATTAATCTGAAAAGCGGAGGAGATCTCGTCTCGTTAAGAGACGCTATCGAATCATTATTGATTTCCGTTGCTATTTTGCTTCTGTTTTTTCCTGTTCCGATAGCGAGAGTAAGGGTCGTCATCAGAGAATTTTGAAATTCCTTGTTCCTGTCTTTCCTGCTTATGCTCTTTATAAATAGAAGCATACTCAGAATGTAATTGTTGAAAGCTTCCCACTTCCTGATCCTTCATAGCTTCATATTCGCCGGTATGAGGATTTTTTTTCAAAGGAACCTGTCCTTCCTCCCCATGATCCCTTTGAACTTTACGCTTATTGGAATTTCTATCTTTGACAGCTTCCCAACGACGAGCAGCATCTCTGCCAACTCCTTTGTCTACTGAGGAATCCAAAGAATCGACTCCAGTGTTTCCAGGAGTCTTTCCAGAACCGAAAACAAATCCAAAAGAGGAAAGTTCTTTTGAAGAAATAGCTCCACATGAAAGACATTCATGAGTCTTTACGTTCTTCTCATGAATTAATTTCTCGAAGCATAGTCCACATTCAGGACATTTGAATTCATACATCGGCATATTAAGATTCCTTTGTTATTTTATGAGGGATAGTACAGTCCCCCTCTTATGACACTAACCCATCCTAAAAAAAGATTAGCGAATTATGAGTAAGAAACCCGGAACCGAAGTCGAATTAAGCCCGATGGTCACTAAATATTGGAAAGAAAAAGGTTATTGCGTACACGGAGAGGTAGCAATTTTCGGTCGATCCACTTTCGTAGACCATGTTGCCCATACAGGACCCTGCCATGATCCCGACTATATTGTGGGCATTGAAATGAAGAGGGGAGGGGGGAAAGCGCTACGAAAGCAGATGTTTAAACTGGATGTCAAGCACGTAGCAGATGAATTATGGGGTGTCGTTATTTCTAACCCAAGAGAAGCTACCTTAGAAAAATGGAAAGAAAATGGAAGATGGAATATGCCAGGTCTTATGGTATGGACAGAGGAGGGTCTGGAAACTCTGGTAGAACCAAAAGAGAATAGAGAATATAAAAGAGCTATGAAGCGTGATAAACTGTTGCTCATCAAAGAAAATAAAGATATCATCGCAGGCTATCCTTCGGGGCACGAGGATAATGATTATCTAACTCATTTTTCCTATACGAAAGATGAGATCCTTAAACAAATCGAGAAAGGAGGTCTGGTATCCTGTGAGGATCTTTATGATAACCTACCCTATTCTGCGGAACCCTATAAAAGAAAAAAAAGCGCCATGAACAGAATGCTCACGGCGCTTGAAGAGAAAGAGGGTAAAATTATCTTATCAAAGAGAGAAGGTAGGACAAGGTTCTATAAAATAGATGAGTCCGATAGTCTTAGATGGGATATTGATACCAGGTTTGAAGATCTATTTGAGAACGACGAGGACTAATTTTAAATTAATCTTCCCAGCGCTTTAATTAGTGTTTTTCTAAGGTTTTTATTCATAATAAATAAAGCTCCAAATAAGTGGGAAAATGAGGGTCACACCTAGCAATATATAAAAACCTTATTTGATATCTTCGAAGTCTCTGTTTTTCCCTTTAAGGCTGAGACCCCTCATTCGTTTCAGGTTCATAGCATCTGGTCCTAACATTTCCAGAAGATCTGGGGGCAATTCTTCTTCCAACAGACCTGCGGCCTTAGCCTCCTCTTCATAAGAGACAGGGGTAACTCTTTCGATGGTCAACGGCTTTGGAACATGTATCGCCCAGTCGGTTTGAAACGAAAGAGATACTGATGAGTTGAAGTAATAATCCTGCGAAGTATTGTCATAAACTTCTTCGCTCTCCCCACCAAAAGAAATATCAGTCAGTTCAATTCCTTCCTCGGTCAAAGAGCTTTTCCTAATGCCGAAGAAATACATGAGAACCATATCTGAAATCTCTTCTCGGGTAGAAGGGTCTCTAGTAATGATATCTAGGTCTACAGACATATCCCACCTTCCTCCATACTCATCTGCGACCGCAACTCTATTAGGATGAACTACGATAGCACTTTTGTCGCCCTCACTAATCCTTCTACCAAAAGCCATTACAACTCCGGGGATTGCCTCATTGTTGGAGTGATCTTCTCTTATTCCGAAAGGTCCTCTCGATGCCATCGGATATTTATAAGAAGCTGATATCTCAGTTCCGATAGGAAAAAGTTTGATAAGAGTAATCTTTCCCGTCTGAGGATCAAAGGTGAAGTCCCCACCTTCTATGGCTTCGGAAGTAAGACCAGAAGTTTTTTCTTCAATCCTTTCTGCGATCTGGGTAGGAGTATAATCCCCTCTATAAAAAGGAATATCATAGGGGTCCCCATTTACTACAAAAGAGAACTCGGTGTCTTCTACAATATTGGATTGGAAAAGGTGACCTTCCAAAGTGACTGGGACATCTCCTTCCATAACACCTAGTGTGGAATTGGCATAGCCATCATTGCCGGATTCTTCTGCAATATGAAGGGACTTCGTAGTTTCTATTGCCAATTTACCTGTGGGGGTAGTAGTCACTTTAAAATCCTGCGAAGTAACTACGCCGTATAGCGCATTTCGGATATCCGCTGCAACCTCTTCAGCGGACCTAAGACCGCTTTGTAAGGTAATTGGTGCCATCATACCGTTGAGGGTCAACAAAAGGCTGTCGTTCTGTCCTTGGGCTATCTGAAAGGGTTCTTCTTTGGTTCCTGTAACCTTGCACGGAACCTGTCCGGTAGGTAATCCGAAGTTAGGGTGCGAGGATTTAATCTCCAACGAATTCGTAGCTTGAAGACTGAGATAATGTCCAGTCATCAAAGGTTTATCCCCGTTCTCAAAAAGCCTTATAGTACCTTCAAGGGCAGGCGTATTCATTATATAGGCTTCATCATCTTGAGGTCCCGACACTTTTAAGACAGGCTCACGAGTTACAGTAAGAAGAGGATCGACATAGAAATAGAAAGGATGCTTTCCTACATTATCTACCATATCTGAAAAGCTAAGATAATCCGGTCCAAAATAGGAATCTGGTTCTTTTTCTAATTCTTCGGAAGACCTCACCTCGATATAATATATACCAGGATCCGAAGGAAAATATCCATCATTAGACCTTACTCGATTCAGGTCTTCACGAACCCATTCTATAGAATGACCTTTGTGATTATCTACCTGGGCGTGCATAATATGGGATACAACCGTTCCTACAAAGTTATCTGCGGACAGCTTATTAGGAGTTGCCCCTACTCCCGTTACAATGATACCTTTCTGGGGTCTTTCCTTGAAAGAGTACTTGTGATTGATATGGGGAAGAATGTCCTTGTGCTGATCAAAGAAATATCGAAAACAAATTTTCAATTCCCGAATAACTTTTCTTTTTAACGCACCAGTCAAATAATAATACATGGAGTTTTCCTCTCTGTTTTAGCTACTAATGACAGAGAACATAAATAGAAAAACCCTCTGAATTCTTTTAGAAAGCGTCAGAGGGTTTCTGTTTTGCACTACTTTTAATCAAGTAAAAGAAATTGTATCCAGTATAGGACGGAGATGAGGTCTTAGTTCTGGATTAGTGTACCCCAGTCTAATTAATTGGTCTTTTAGCGTACCCACCATAGTAAAGGATCGCATCCTGCGCTCTTGTTGACGACGCTTTATATCTTCAAGGGTCATTTTAGGTTTTTCTGGAGTAGGACTGTAGGCCCTGGGATTATCATAAACTTTTTTGAGAGTATCATGAAGATCCCTCATCATGTCTTTTTCTTTTTGACGTAAAGACATGTCATTCCAGAAGACCTCATTCAAGGTTTCCATAACCATCTTCACAGACTGCAAAGGAATCTCATCATTTGATTGACACCCACGCAAAAAAGCACGAAGGGTCGGGTTGGAGTGAAACTTAACCACGTCTTGGATCTGTCTGATATAACGATCCGTTAAAATGACGTTCTGACCTCTTCGTGCTTTTTTCTTAGACATTTTAATCCTAAGTATTGGAGTCCATTTTCTAAGGACTATTCAATACAAAAAGATTAAATGCATTTCAGTCGTCGTATTCTGCGCGTGCTTGTACCAAAAGACCTTCGGCCACAGAAGTCATTGGGTCTTCTGCATGTCTAATTTCACTAATTTCAATAGGAAATTTAGCCCTGTATTTCGTTTCAAAAACATCTTCAAATAAGGGGAGGAATCCCTTTGCCTTGGAAGTTCCACCACTAATGACAATAGGGATTGCACTTTTCAGTTCGGTATCACTCTGGGATTTACGAAACTGTTCTGCAATTTTCTTGAGAGTTCTAGAAATCAAACTTCGGTAGTAAACAACTAGAGCTTCTTCCTCTCTCGTCTTGGGGTCAAGAAGATTTACTCCCTTCTCTTTAATGGCACACATTCTAGAAGCTGTAGATCCCACAGCCTTAGCACTTTGTTCATCGATCCAATCTCCCGAGTTCTGAACCGAGAACTCCATAATAGGCATTGTCATGTAAGCGAGAGCAATATTTGCCATACCCGCTCCGTATGAGACAGATACCCCTGAGAAACCGTCTCCGGCGCACTCAGCATAGATGATAGCCATTGCTTCATTTCCTGAAATGGCAGTATAACCCAAATCCGTTAAAATACGCTCGAATACCGCTTCGTGATAGGCAACGTCCTGACCTGGATTATCCACGGGGGCAGCAGGAATGGAGTAATAACAAACCTCACCTTCTTCTTGGGGCTTACCCACCACGTTCTCAATGAGAATGGAAAGAATTTCCAAAGCATCAATCTCAGAAGCGGAAATAAGACCCCCAGACAAAGGTCGTCTAGCCTCTCTCTTAAAAAGATTAGCCATCTCTAGGGCAGGGTCCCCTAAAATAATGATCTTGTCCTCATACTCTACATACGAGACACCGCTCATTTTGAGCATTTTCTTAGCTTCTGGTTCTAAGTCCAGGAAAGCATCTCTAATGCGTTTGGTTTGAACAGAATTTCCCTGCTTTCTAGCAGAAATAATATTCATAGTGCCGATATCTAACCCAACTGGAGAGGGCTTTTTTTTTGTTTCTTCTTGTTTCTCTTTTTTTTCATTTTCGGACATATTCATCTCCTATATATGGAACTAATTCCTGTTTACACTCGTCTCTGTTATTTTCTAACAGAGACGGATAACTATATAATCCTTATTCCGCAAATATTTATTACATGCAGAGTCTCGCCACCTATTGGTTTTCTGAAGATCATATAAATCTTTATCCTCGTACTTATCGGGATGGGCGTGCCAAAAATCTCCATCAGCTTGAACCACTACATTTTGGTCTGGTAGAAGAAAATCAACCATATAATACCCGATAATTGCCTGCTCTTTGTATAAAACCTCTAATTCCTCAAGAATTTCTCTCACAGCCCTTTCTGGGGCAGTTTCTGAACGGGGCATTTTAGCTAAACGAGCTGGCATAGTCTCTCGAAGTTTTTGTTTATACTCCTTAGCCTTTTCTTCACCATAGAATTCTTCATAAGTGCTACCTCTTTTTTCCTCAGTATGCGCACGAATGCCCCTAGTAATTCTCTTAACATACTCGGGGTCCTCATACAAATGCATTACATTATGAATAGGATTAGCATCTCCTTTCTGAAGTTCTCCAAAATCGGGGTTCTCTTTATGCCACTGGCGTAGAGGGTGTTTGTCTCCCTCTAACCAAGGACGGTCTTTATCCCCATAGTTAGGATTATTCTTCCCGGATCTTCTCTCAGGTAACGAGGCCAACTGAATATTATATAACTCCAAACGAATACCTATGGTAGTCTCGGAACATTCAAATTTTTTAGATAGTTCTACCACACTTGCTAAAGGATTTTCTTCTAAATGCCTGAGAATATCCTCCTTACTAATATTCACATCTCCCTTGAAGGGTCTTTGCGCACACAGCCCATGTCTAATGAGTTCTCTTGAAATAATGGACCTAGTAGTACCGAACCTCTGTGCCAAAGTTTTTTGAGTAGTGCCAGGATCATCTGACAAAGCCTGTTCTAGATCCTGTTTTTCTATTGTTTTCTTTCCCCGTTTTCCTAATTTAATAACAAATAAAACCTCAAAAATATTCTGTCTCACTAGACTAGTTTTTGACCATCTAGTAGAATGGATCCCATTTTAATCTGGAGGCGACCGCTATTTACCAAATCTTCAATAAGGGAAGATATGATGTCTCCATTTGAAATAACCGCAGATACAATATCATCATACCGATGAATAAAAATCTCTTCTGCCTCTACTACGGATGCAGTTCTATTGGATGCAAAAGATTTCTTTGCTATCCGAAACAGAACTTTTCTGGCGATCTTAATATTCCTAGTAGGATCTTTCATTGTGGTCGTTCCGTGTTCAATAATTCCAGATAAGAAGTATAAAAACCTACACCTCCATCGGGAACCATCTTTTCCAGTGCTTCAAGTCTCTCTGCAAAGAGAGTAAGAATCCTTTCCACTTCTTGTGGAGTATATCCCTCTTCTAGCATAAATCTCTTGCCGAATGCCTTTCTCAACATCCTTCTAGCTGAAACAGAAAACAAACGTCTTCTCTTTTTCTGTTTAACGTCCAAACTACGACGGGCGATTTTTCGGGCCATTTGATCTGGATTCTTACTCATTAGAGCTTCCCTTCTTGTTGGCTTTCCTCATAGCAGATAGTGCTTTAGTAGCATCATCTACGCCGGACCTAGTAGATGTTTCTTCTTCGACCTTCATATCCGCAGATACTTTGGCATTATCGGATCGAATTTGAGAAGGGATGAAAACAAAAGAATCTTCATCATCTTCTTGTATTGAAGACCCTACTCGGGTTCCGCCCCCCGAGTTCGTAAGTGCCATTTCCTTTAAAAGAGCTTTCATATCCTCTGCGGAGATCCCACCACTAGGGGCTGGAGGATTAGTCAACATCTCTGCCATTTTAGAAATCAATTCCTTTTGGGACTCTACTACTTGATTCTGACCCTCAACGACCTGTTCCAGCTTCCGAAGCAGAGACTGTGTATCCTGCGATGGGGTGGAAGAGGATGCAGGAACTTTTGGAGGAGTAGTAGATTTTGGACTTGACTTTGGAACCGGCTCTTTAAGTTTCTTTTGAGAAGGGGGTTTGTTTTGAGTAGCGTTAATAATTTTCACTTTAGTAACCAAACCCTTCTGCAAAGCATAAGATAGATCGGAAGACCATGAGGCTCTATCGAAATGAATACGAACACTTCTCTGATAAGGGACAGTAAGACCTAAATCCTCAATTCTATGACTCCCAATAACGTTACCTTTAATTACCATCATCTTCATGTTATTCTCCTTCTAATGCTTTTCTAATTAAATCCTGATATCCCTTAGCCAATTCTTTCTTAACTCGCTCTCTAGCCTTTTCAACGCCTCGGTCCAAAAAATGCTTTCCTTTAATTCCAGGATGTTGCCAGGAACCGTCTGCCATCGTCTTAGAAGATGGCATCCTATAAATAACTTCTCCCGAATCCGTAATAATAGGAATGGGTCGTTTTGCCCGTTCTAAATAAATCATCTGATGAGGCTCCACACCTTTATTTAAGTACTGTGCGGCGGGATGGTCAGATTTGATCACCATCGTTGAATTTTTTACTTCATATTCAAAAGATTTTAAAAGATTAGTAGGAGGATTATTCCAGGAAGATCTTTTGATTTCTCTCTGAATTTCCCTGACTGCATATTTACCAGCGCGCTCCAGAGCTTCTTGTCTTGCTCTTTCAAAATCAGCATCATCTGGAAGATCTTTCACCAGAGGTTTTCCATAGACACCCTTTACACGTTTTTTAGACATAGAAACCTCGAAAATGAGAGAAAAGCTTGACCTCACTTAGCAGATATATAGAAGAATTATATTTCGTTAGGAAGTCTTGGTAATATTATCGTAGGTAGGAGTCCTTCCCCTTTCTTCTACCTCATTAGGAACATCTTCATGGTCTGTAATTTGGTCATTGGTTTTATTAGGAATAGGTTCACCATCTTTATGTACTTGTGACCTATCCAGAGTAGGTGCTCGTGTCTCGGGATAGTCAAAGTCCCCTAAGTTAAGAGGAACCTCCTGACGAATATCCTCCAGAGAATCAATCATGTCGATCGAAAAATGTTGCTGCAAAATATTGCCCCTGTTTGTGGGCATTCTAACAGGACCTATAGAATAACGGTCATTATTTTTCTTGACAATGAAATCTCTCTGTGATAACATAGGAGTAGGACCTGTCCAAACCTCATAGATATGTTCCAAATGGAAACCAGTCTGATCGAATACCACGTTCTTATCCGCATCCTGAGGAGCTATCTTAAGTTCATAAGGACCTTCGTAGCCTCCCACATATCCAGTGGCAAAACACTCCAGGCAGGATGAGTCAGGGTGTAAATAATCATGATCCCAACAATCGCATAGCTCACCTGTCCATTTTCTAATAAAAGCCCATACTCGTTCTCCCCCTTGGTCAAGGATCCAGGCGTTACGACGAATACCTTCCCTCCAGATATAATCCATGTTTTCCATGTGCTGAATGGTCTTAGCCTCAGTCCATGCCAGCGGAGTTTCCAATAACTCTTCCTCTATCGGGTCTCCATTCTCGTCCACACCATCCCAATGACGATACCCTACCGTAGTTACCCGATAAAAAACTTTCCTATCCAACATATTTGTTACTAGGTTCAGATTGTAGTGGTAGGTACAAGTAACTGTGCTTTCGGGATTAGGGAGAACTGGAGACACCAATTTATTAGTAGCAGTATCATAGATAGGATCTGCTCTCAGTTGTACTTCGCCGGTCGCACCATTTATAGCTTCCACAGGGACTTCGTTACCGTCTATTTTAACGATGACCTGAGAGGGATGGTTCGCAGGATAATTTTCAGAATCAGGTTTAACAATGGGATAGTTGTCTACTTGAAAAATCCATTTTCCTCCCTCATCTTCTTGACCCTTTGCTAGAAAACTAGAACTAACATTTTCATCAATGACTTCCTTATGGAGAGTAGCATCTCTATAGAAAGGTGCTCCCAAAGGTTCATCATTAAGACGGTAATAGGGACCTAGTTCAGAGTTGTTAGATCTATATACATTGACCCCTAAGATATCCCAGTTCTTATTGCCACCTAACGAGGTAGGATCGTCCCATCTCAAATCAAAGGCGTTCAAACCTTGATCAAAAGCAAAAAGAACCTCTAAGTTAGCAGGAGGAAGGGGATGTGTAGGATTCTGGCGTTCCCTATTTTGTGTTTTTCGGTCTTTTTGTGTCATAGCCTTAGTACCTGCAATTCTCCCAAGATCCTGTTGACGAATTTTTTTGGAGTTTCATCGCGAGTTCTTTTCCATCCTAAGATAGAAGCCCCTACTTCAATCACGACGGATTTTGGAATGTTTTCTAATAACGCTTCTTGTGAGGGGGGATTATATGGCCAAGAGAAAAAAGAGTCTTCCTCTTCAAGATCATCATTGACCTTAAATAAAAACAGGCGTTCACAGAAAGCGTACTTCATAAGTTCGTAAATAAACTCAAACTCTGGGTATTGCTTTCGGAGTAACACCTGCTGATTACCTGTAAGAGGTATATAGAAAAACGTCAGTTCTGGAGTAGAAATAGGGGTATAGCAGTGGAGAGTACGCTGATTCCAGAATGATGACATAGGTTCTCCGAATCAAGGGGGAAGGGAAATCTCAATGAGACGGAAAATAAATAGATTCTGGTCTTTTAGGAAGAAGGCCAATCCACTTTATAGGTCTGAAATTTATCTTTAAGGACATTAATCTGACGAGTAGACAGGGATCGTTTGGATCCGATCTGGTCTGCAACACTTTTCACAAACTCCATCGTCCAAGTATCCCCCTTTCTTTGTGCCCCTTTCCAAACTTTCCTCATAGGACTAATTAGACGATGCTCTTCTTGATTTTGAACATCTTCGGTGTCTTGTCCTTCATCCTGCGCTTCGTCCAGAACATCTAGGAGAGCGCTTTCCTGTTTGAAAGACAGAATACCACCTCCTTCCAACTTATCGTGGAGAGATCTCAAAAAGGAATTGTCCGCCCATCCCTGATACGCTTCTATCTTTTTTAACCATTCATGCTTATACTTCTCTCTATCTTCGATTTGGGAAAGACGGTCGTAAAAACTTTGAGACGAGACATAAGCTCTTTTCATACGCTTAACGCCCTTCTCCCAAGTATCTTTCCAATTATTAGTTCTCTTAAAATGGTTTTGACCCATCGCTTTTCTATTAAGGGTATATCCGTTGTGAAGGCTCTCAAGGCGTAGTTTCATCGAAGCCTTGCCCTTACCCATAGCATCGTCTCGGGAGCCAATAGTGGACGATAGGACAACCCCTACATGCTTGCTTAGGGGAAGAACATAGACACCTGCCCTATTTTCTTTGAGATACCATTTGCCTCGAAATCCGATCTCATCTAGCCAAAATTCTAATTCATCACGACTAATCTGAACATAAGCTGCTTCTACAAACATTATTCGCCTCCTTCGGCTTCTTGTTCTAGCATTTCAAGTTCTTCGGAAAATTCGTCATAATCCTCATTAATGAAATGTTCTAGAACATCATCGGGGATTCTTCGTTTAGATCTTTTGGAAACAGAAGAAGTCTTTGAGTTTTCACCCTTAATTGGAATGCAAGCCTCATCAACGAACCTGCTTCTTGTAACTGGAAACTTTTCCGAAAGAGGATTGATTTGAGGTCTAAGAATTGTAACCTCATCTTCTCCCCTAGTAATGGCAACATAAGCCAGTCTTCTTTCCGAAGCTAATAGATCTTCATCCTGTGCGCTTCTATTATGAGGAAATCCTCCTGCACCCGATTCATACATAGGAACAAAAACTTGTTTGGCTTCTAGACCTTTCCAACCGTGAACCGTATCCAAAGATACTGCGGGTTCGTTATAAGAAGGATCGCTAGGATTTGTGGATTTAGACAGGGCTTCTGATTTTTTAATAACTGTCTGTACATAGTTAAAAGCTTCATCAACACTATCAAAATGTTCAAGAACACTTCGGAAAGGATCTAAGGGTTGTAGAGCGTAATCCCTGATTATAGAATCGCTGGCAACATCTGCATCTAAATTCTCATCAAGGATGGTCTCGATAGCTTGAGGATCATTTTTAACGGACTCGATCATGGACTCGACCATAGATCCGAAAGGACCTTCATAGTTGAGTAAAATTTCCAGTGAGCCTTCTGGTCCCAAATCTTCTGCTTGACCGTAAATACTTTCGAGAAATTTAGCATAGGCTTTTGCCCTGTCTCCCCATTTGCCGCCACTGTATACTTTTCTATACCCCTTCTTCTCTACGAAGAACTCATAATAATTCATGCCGGTAGCAAGTTTATCCAATTTATCCCGCATGGTATAAGGGCTAAGACCAAAATCAGGACTCTTAACCCCTTGAATAACCGCCTCATTGATTTCTTCGTCTGTCCTTTCCTCCGGGCTCATAATTCCCAACAAAGGAATTAGACCTCTCATTACAGGACCCTTGAAAGGATGCTTTTTACTTCGGAAAGGAATTCCTTTTTCGATAAGTGCAGATGTGAAATACAAAAGTTCTCGGGTAGTTCTGCAGGCAACTCCAAAATCATCATACGTCATTCCTAATTCTTCGTTATCAATCTGGTCCTTAATAACTGTAGCTGTATATTCAGAACAATCTTGCATGGTAGGCAATACCATTTCAGAAATTCTCCCTTCCCCTTTCTGATCTACGTTGGCTTTACACGTCTTCGAGACTCTAGGGTAACAGCGTCTTTAGAGGTAGGATCGAGAGAAGACAAACGGTTTTTGATCTTCTGTAGTTCCGTTGCCAGATCCTTTGCGTCTCCCGCCATCGAAGCTACCACTTCAACTTCGGAAATTCCTACATCAAATATAGAAGCTGCTTTTACGATCCACTGGTGTTCTTTTGCCAATCCAGGGGCAGGGGACATAGCAGCTAATTTATGCAGTCGAGCTAACGATCCCTCTTCTACCAGTGCTTTGTCTATTTGACGGATAGTAATAAGAGATCTGCCCGAAAAGATTTCTCTGACGGTAGACATATCTCGCATCAAACGAGGGAGAAGTGCCTCCATCAAATCTGTTAGTCTAATAATAAAGGTCGACACCTTTTTACCGCGAAGCAATTTACGATAAAGAGTCCGGAACCGCATTTTACCTGCATAGTCCCCAAAATACGCTTTGGTTGCTTCTGCTATTTGGGCACGTTCTCGTTTAGCAAAATTTACTCCCCGCTGAACATGTGATTTAACTTCACTCTCCCTTCCTTGAGGAACCTGTTCTTCCTCTATAAGACGAAAAACCGTTCCTAAGGCCAGAAAGAAAGCCAGAAATCCTGCGAACCTCTCAACGGAGATAACATCTTTGTTGGTGGTTGCTTTTTTGATAGCAGAAACTACCAGCTTCTTATGGTCGATGGAATCACTCATAATTATTATTACCCTCTATTTATATGTAGGCTTCTAATGCCCAATCCAGTTATTACTTAGTGACCATAAAAAGATTCTTGAGATCTACCTATCTAAATTTTCTTCTTGACAAGTGATTTAGTGTGATTATATTATAAATGTGGGCGAAACAGATCGTCCGCATCGAAAGTGTTGCTTTCCCATAAGGGGAAGGGCGCTTACATAACCAAGAAGTACCAACCTCACCGGGAGAATACCCATGAGCGACGTATTTGAAACGATGAAAGAAGGCATTATCGGAATGATCAAGAAAGAAGTGGAGAAGCAGGTGGAAGCTCGCCTGTCCGCGTGGGAGCAGAAGATGGAACAGGCTTTTGCAACCACTACCACTACCACCACTTCACCTTCTGATGAGAAAACTTCGGAATCCCCTCTTCCCAATGTGAATGATCGTACCGAGAAAGTGAGTCCCGATGCTCAGAAGCTCTATCAGTACCTTCGCCAGTATCGGAAGGAACACAAGGATGAGGATCCGGATGCTACTCCTTCGTATAAAGTGATCCGTGAGAAAACGGAGCTGACCTCCAACAAGGTTAGCGATGCCTATAACGAGCTGGAGTCTCAGAACATCATTGCCCGTAAGCCGAAAGGTCGGGCCAAGATCGTGGAGTTCGCTCCCATGTCCTAAGAAGTTAGGAACCAAAAAGAAAACCCCGCAACCTTTAAGTAGGAAGCGGGGTTTTCTTTTGGAAAAAACAGGTGTTACCTTACGTTATAATTACCAAGGTGATAAGGAATAGCATCCTTAGCTCTTATTACGAATGATCTCGAAGGTTTAGTGAACTTTGGAGAACGCGGTTAGAGATTCTCTTATTTTTCTTGACGGCTTGTACCCACGAAAGGGCTATATAACCTCTCAGGTTTGAACCATCCTCGAACTGTATATATGAGGTGCCAGGTTCGCCGTGACCACAGCAAGCATTCTGAATAGGTCCGGGGAGAGTCCCAAAACAAGCGTCATGACCTTCGGGAGTGTTGTGCTGCCCGCAGTGACCACAAGGTCTATCTTTCCATGTCTCGACCGTAGGCTCCCCCGTATCACAATAAACAAAGGTATCCTTGCCTATTTGCTGAATAGGATGCCCTCTTAAAAGAGATACCTCAGAGGATAGAGAATCAAGAATAGGACGAAGATGATCCCTTAGTTCGGGATTCGTTAATCCCAAGCTAATAAGTTGTTCTTTTAATGTTGGCATAGGTATCAGATCCCTTAATGATTTGAATAGTTATTATTATTTTTAGGAAAAACTTAGTAGTATCAGAATCCTATTACGAAGATCTATGCTATCTTTGCAAGAGCATCTATCTGTTCCTTTATCTCATTATGGTCTAATTTTCTAATTTCACTTCCCCAAAGAGTAAGACAGTCAAATCCTCTACTTTGGAAAAACTCTTCGCGCTCTTTCTGGTGGGCGTACCCTTCCTGACCAGTAAATTTTTTAGAATGCCAATGATCCCCGAAAGCTTCGACTACCGCATAGGGATTTAGATCTTGAACTTCGGCACCTTCCCGGTACCTTAATAAATCTGCTTCGTCAAGGACAACAAAATCAGGATTCTTTCCATCAATCCAGTAGGTAAACTCCCCTGTATAAAGAACATGATCTGAAGTAGCCTCGTCTATCTTTATCTCAATAGAAGTAGGTAATGCGATATTTTGACTTTGCGGCGGAAAAGGAACTCCGTAGTTCTCGATCCAAATAGTACGGATCTTCTCTTTTATTTTAGGAGACTTAGATACATTGTAATAGCCATATTTATCATCACAAGTCTTTCTTCTTTTCTCAATAAATTTGGGTAATTGCAAAGGGTGTTCTACACCAAATTTCTCTACGAACCCTTCTACTAACCTTTCCCAGGCTCCTTCTATCTTCATAGGACTATCAATGCCTTCTCCATGTGTCGACTCAAAATTTTGACGGAAAAGCTCATAAAATTCTTCGTTTTGCATATGATGGTCAGTACCCCATTTTTCCTGACACGCTTGAATAAATTTTTCTCGAAATTCTTCAGTTCTGAAAAAATATTTATCGCCATATCTTTTTTCGGTAGTTTTCAACGTCCTTTTTCTAATTTCAGGATCTTGTTGAGGATTCCGAACCCCATGGTTAGCAAGCATTCCTTTCTGCGCCCTCTCAGAGCCTTCCTTACCGCCTAGAGGGTTCTCATGACCGTACTTATCAAAGTTGGTCTTAGAACGCTTCTCACGGGCTTCTGGAGACCACGCGGTTTCGGTCACATCGAATTTATCTTTGATTTCTTCTGCTTGAAAAACATTGTCGACACCATACTTGTCTCTGACGGTAGCTACTCTTTTTTTCTGGATGCCAGAACAATTAGTAGGGGCATCAGGATAAAGAGAAAGGTATTGGTCCTTAGATAGACCATGTTCGCTTTTTACATGGTGGTTAATGATCCTTTTCCGAACAGAAATTCCATTCTCTTCACAGATTCGACAATACACATAATCTATTCCTTCTTCTGCTTGGGGAGAATACCTACCAATTTTTAGGTAGGCATCAAAATTATAATCCTTTGAAGTTACTCTGATCTTGGCGTTCCATTCAGGACACCTAGAACAATGAGAACCAAAAGATTTTCTGGATTTGAATTGGGTCTTGTTACATGCGGGGCACTTTACTTCATCTAAGTCTTCATACGTTCGTAACATTGGGCATACTCCAAAAGGAAAACTGTTATTGATTATTCTACTATAGTAACGAATAGAAATCCACAGCAATTCCGACACGGAGTGAAATAACTAGATTTGAAGCAAAATTTCAAAAACTGTCCGAAGAAAGGTTTTGTTTCGTAAACAAAACCCCCGTAAGTGCTTTATAAACCTAGGTATTTTGCGGGTGTAAGCACTCCCGAACCCGTGGCGGGTCCCCAGGCCGACCTCACTCCTATACCGTACCTACTCTGCTGTAGACCCCGTATGATTTTTACAGTTCGAGTCTTTGCTTCCAGCATTTTATCTAGCTGGCTCTCCGCATTGTTTTTAATGCCTTCATATTTGGAACTCTTTTCAATACTGAGAGAAATACCTCCAATTGAGTAGTCGAATTCGTCAGCGATCCAATTCAAAGCCAAAGCCATTGTAGCGTGTGCGATTCCTGCCATTAATATCATCTGTCTCCATGCAGGTTTTGCTTTAACCATATAGTCGATAGAATTCCAATGCGTCTCAGGTGGCCAGAGGTTAATAAAGTCAACTCCCCTTTCCATGTATTCGATTAATTCTTCGTCAGTCCAGATAAAAGAGAAAACTCGATTCTTCTCGCTCATCGTGCCTTCACTGGTAGGAGGCCTAAAATGGTAATTTCTGTCAGGAGCGTTGTCTCTCAAAAGTATCCTCAATCTTCGGATCATATCCGCCTGTATGGGGGTCCACAGGGAACTCTGAAAGGTTTCTTCCTCAACGATGTGGAACTCTTCCATAACTGTGTTCTGAGGGGATGTGGTGCTCTGCTGGAAGGTCCATCGTATTCGGTACTTACCTAGATCAGCGTTCTCGGGGATCTGAAAAGAAGCATAGTACATTCCCAGTTCGGGATGAACTGGTTGCCGGACCGTAGTACCAACAGGGACTTCCCCAAAAGATGTTACCTGATAGATAGCATAGGAAATCTCATAAGCGTCTGTAGGATTATCATTTCCATCTACTAGGGCAAGAGCCAGATCTTCTGACCCCATGATTTTGCCTCTGGGATATTGCATAATTAAAGATCTCTATAAAGGAAGTAGGAAGTATCTACCACCTACTCGAAAATATAAATAGAATTTAGGTTTCAGTCGAAATACCTTAACTCGCTAAGAAGGCTTCTAAGGCTTTTGTTTTAATATCAAGGTTGAAGACCCGTATCTCAATAAGAAGTAGGTTCCTGTCCTTTCTGAAAACTCTGAGAATATAATGTAGCCTTCATTTGGTTCTTGTAAGTGAGAAACATCCTTCCCTGAACAGTGAAGGTAATTAGGTTTATCGGCTTCCTTTTACAAAAAGCTCCTGATAAGAAGTAGGAACTGTTCTAGTATCATCATTTACATCCTACTAACGTGTTTATCTATACGAACTCCAAGCTAAGTAAGACTGCATGGATCTCTACTAAGAGAAGACCGGTGATCCTTTAAGGATCGAATTCGTATAAAGGAAGTTCTGCATGGATCTAAGAAGAGAAGAGTTACTTTTCTTAGGAGACCGGTTCTTCTTATAGATATAACACTTAAGTATTACCTATAAGGGATCAATTATATATATCTTACTCTTAGATATGATCATTATAGTAAGAAGTCTTATAACTACTAATGCTAAAAATAATATAGAAGCTATAGAAAAAAATACAGTAAAAACAGAAGTAGAAGTAGAACAAGCAG